CGACAATATCAGCAGCAGTTGCTAACATAAAATCATCGCCAACGATGTTTACCCCTTCACGAGTCATTTTAAGAGACCCAATACCACGAGAAGAAACGCCAAGTTTGACTCCTTCTTCAACTAAAGAAGAAGCAATCTTGCCCATAGGAGTATTCAGAAGTTTTGCTTTACCGATAAAATTAGAACCACTCTCTCTTAAAGAGACAATTTTGTGTGAAACTCTGTCAAGATTGACGGTTGGACCATCAGGGTGACCGAGTTCGCCAAGTGCTCTACCGGCTTGAATATGGTTTTCGTTGTATCTACCAACTTCCTTACGGAGAGTTTCCATGGGATACATACGACCATTACGATTTTTAATGTTACCCTGAAGGAAAATACCTTCAATGAACATTGCTTTCTTGCCGTTCTTCTGTTCGACAAGAAACTCTACTGATTCAATTTCCTCTCTAATTAGTTTCATGTCTGTTCCTTAGCGTCTTTGAACTTGTTGTACATATAAAACTCCTGCTGTACCTTCGGTTAGAGCAGAAACTTTAACGGATTTTCTTAAAGTAGAATCTGTATGAGAAAATGCGGTAAGAATTCCACTAGTATTGGCATCAACCGTTACTGAAGTTTGGAAATTACCATCACGACCAGAAGTTGTATTTACAGCAGTCACTTTAGAGTGACTAATAGCAGTTGTATAATCTGCAAGATTTGCTGCAGAAAGGGTAACTCTATCACCAACAACGAATGGCATTTGAGTTCCTTCGGGACAAGTGAGAACTGTCGAAGTTCCGGTGGTAATACCGATAACTCTTTGCGATGCTTTTGTTACTGCGAGTTCTTCTGGTTGACCAGTAGTAACTACAAAATCAGCATTAGTTGCATCGTCATCACCATGAATTTTAACAAAAGCAAGCGCTCCGGTCGCAATTATACGAACCGTGTCACTCTGAACAACAAACGCACTCGTTGATGTTGCAGTTCCACTTATTGCAATTGACGATCCCGTCCCAATAGGTCTATGTGCCATTACTTTTATTAATAGATCATTTGCTAGTTATTTATAATCAAACACCATCACTGGTCTCAAGTTCATCATCAACGATTTCGTCATCTTGAATTTCATTTTCGATTTCAGTGTCATCACCGAACAAAGAATTTGCTACAACCGGACGGAATGCATCAACTCTTTCTGCTGTTTTTGTATACAGCATATCTTTAATAGTATCACTGATTTGAGATGGAGACTCATCACTCACCATCATATCCATTAATTCATCCATGTTATGTATATTAATGATCTTTTCTATTTATATTTCCCCACCCTTGGGCATTTCTGGTGCTTCTGTTGCAGATCCATCTATCTCAGGTTCCATAACTGGAGCACCTAGGTCTTCACCACCGCCGGTATCAAAAGGTAAACCTGTTTGAGGATCAATAGTTGCAGGATCTGGAATGATGCCTTTTTTAATCTCATCATCAATCAGTTTGTCCTGCTCAATAATTTCCTGATCAGTTTGACGCAAAATTTTACGTCTTACATAATCTTGAGAGTAGTATTTGCCAACATATGGTTGTGCGGTTTCTGCAAGTGACAATCTCTCATTCAAGAGTTCTGCTTCTTTCAGTTCAGAGAAATGATTGTCGTACAGGAAGTCATACTGAATGTGCTCACTCATTCTCTCCCAATCTTCAGGAGTGATGATGTTCTTAAGAATCAATTGAGTCTTTAACATGTCATTGAACATGTTGGAGAATCTCTTTCTCAAACGACCAACAAACTTGGTGAACTTCAGTTCGTCTCTGAGGATTTCAGATGATCGACCGAGATTAAATCCGCCTTCGCCATCCATGCGAGACGGCGGGACGTTGAGCGATCTGTATAACTTCTTTTTAAAATACTCAATGTCTGTGATTTCTCCCAGATTTTGTCCTCCTGGAAGAGTAGAAATTTCAGTACCACGTCCTCCTTCTCGTCTAGGTAACCAAAAATCCTCAAGCATAGCCATATATTTTTTATCATCACGGATCTCCCCAGTGTCTGCATTGTATACAAGTTTGTTACGATAACGCATCATAACATCACGAAGATATTGCTCTGCTTTTACCTTCGGAAGATTGCCAACATCAATATAGAAAATTCTACGTTCTGGTGCTCTGGATAGTCTGTAGATAACCAGAGAATCCTCAATCATTCTCAATTGATTGAGTGATTTGATTGCTTTATGAAGATATGAAAGATTGTTGCCTTTGTTTCTATCTACAAGACCTGATGTGCAATAGACAACCGAATCCTTTGTCATCTTAATCCCTTGACTTGAACCCGATTGCATTGGGTTTGATGTTGGGAATTTTGTTTTTGGATTATAAATGAAATATTCCTCTAGTTCAGGAAATTCATAATCCATTGGATTATCTTTCTGAAGGTTATTCAGTTGTCTGAGTTGATTTGCTCTATCGCCAGGTTTCTTTTTCTCTTGCCTAATATAACGCATTTTCATTGCGTCAATATAACGAAGTTCTTGAATTCCTAGTTGAGGATTCTTCAGATCAATAATTTTATGATAAAAAATACGACCATCAATATACCAATTACGATAGATTTCGTGTGCCTTCTTATCGAAATCTAAAAGATCAAGAATATACTTAAACTCTTTACGAATAGTATTTTTGATGCCATCACTAGCATTCAAGTTTGATAGTTCAATCTCTACAGGACTATCATTTGTATCAGATACAATTGCTTCATTTACAATATCTTCAATGGCACTATCCACTTCGGGATGAAGTGCCATCTCACGATAACGTTTGATTAATTCAAACTCAGTTCTATATACACCTTCGATATCAACATAAGATCCAAAAAAACCACTACTCGCATAGTGATCAACCCCATCCTCATTGTTGGGAGGAATGGGGGAGACCGCTCCTGGAGATAGTGGTTCATTGTCCTCTATCGAGAACCCAAATAACTTGGACATAATTTATTGCTGGTTTATCTTTCTTCTATTTATTAGCCGTTAGGACCACCAGAATTTACAGATCTGAATGTCTGTACTTGGAATTCAACCGTAAATTCTTCAATCGTGTCACTGCTATCATATGAAAGGTCGATCTGTGAAACATTAGTTGGGAAAATGTCTACAAATTCATACTCTTTCAGAACAGCATTTCTATCACCTTGATTGGTTAAACTAGCAGCCGTTGCACCTCTACCAAGTTGGAATACCTTAGCATTCACCATATATGCAGATGGGTCAGTTGCACCGATGTTGTTATCCAATCTAGCGATAAGATCGGACCACTCTTCAAATGCATTACGGAGTGCAAATCCTTCATCATTGATAACTGTTACTGTCCAGGTATCAATGGTTCTGTCTCCAGCGACCTTGAAAATACGACCTCTGAAAGGAACATCGATATTAGCAATGTTCTGTGCAGGCAGTGCTGCTGATTTGCACATAAATCTAAAACTCTCTGCATCCCAAGCGATACCGCCTGGCAGACTTGGCATTTCTACCTCAAATAGATTGGGGCGTGCGCCACCCCCAATCAGTGCTGATTTAAATTGAGAAATAGTTTTGTTCTCTCTTGAAGTTGCCATTGTTAAATCCTCCTGTTGTTATTTAGATATAATGATCAAACTCTGCCCGCTACTTCTTCAAAACTGACGCCAGTTCTGGTAGCAACAAAGGTAAGAGTGATGTAGTTGATCGATTTCGCAGGCTTCAAGAAGATGTCTGCTCTAAATTCATTATTATCAATAACATCGGGAGTGTTGTTTGATGTGTCGCAAACGACCAGGAATCCGTAGATACCACGTTTTGCTTCAACATCTCTCAAATAAGGTTCGACGATGTTTCTAAAGTTTGCTCTTGTCAACTCATCATTGAGTTCAAAGAGTTGTGATTCTGCTGCTCTCTCAAGTGCTTGCTCAACTGTGAGGAACAAGCGACGAACGTTGATTCTATCAAACGCAGACGCATGGGAGAGTGCAGTCTTATCACCGAACAGAAGTGTTCCAGTTCCAGACTTAGTGACAACGGAGTTGATTCTCAATGGATAAAGTTGATCTCTCTGTGCCTTGGTTGGATTATATGCCAACTTAACGACATTGTTGAGAACACCGCGCTGAGAACCAGCAGGAGAGAACCAAGGATAAGAAGTGATGTTGGTTCTTACCATCAATCCAGCAATGTCACCATTGGTTGGAACGAAACGGAATTCGTTGTTGAATCTATCATACTTGTAAGCATATCCAGAGTCAAACACACCATAAGAGGTTGATTGTAATGGATTGAAGAAGTTAATCAAGTTAGCAGTCTGAGTGGTTGCATCACTAATACCAACCAAATCTGCTCTATGTGGTCCAACGCAAGCAACACAATCTTTTCTAGTATTCGCGATAGAGAGAAGTTTGTTTGCTTTTGCTTGAGACTCTTGCTTATTGGAAAGACCAGGACCCATGATCAAGAAGTCAACTGCTTCTTCATCTTTATTGGATACTTTATCAATCGCGGTGTTGAGATTACCTAAGGTAGCAACCATGCCTCCAGAGGTATACTCTCCGAGAGGAGGAACACCTGCTGCATAATCTTCTCCACCCTCAAGAGTGTAAGTTATGTTTCCAATTCCGTTGAAGTTGACACCTTGAGCATTGATGCCCCAAAGTCCACCAGCAGTTGTTACTTGAGTGAAATCAGTTGAGAATCCAAGTGCTCTAGGAGTGGTTCCGTGGAAAGCATCAGCTGCCGAAGCAGGACTTCTACCAGCGTAAATATTTGCCGATTTATCTGCAATATACTCTTTATAGTAAATTTTATCTGGTGCATTAACATCAGAAACTGCATCAAGTGCTTTAGACAAGTTGAGATGCTTCTCAATAATATTGCCTTTGATTCCTGTTATTGAACCATTGTCATCAACCACGACAACGTGAATACCATCATTTTTACCATCTCTATCAGTTACATATCCGTTAGAAGTTGGTTTTGGTGCTAATTCTTTCCAGAAATACGTTGCGTTTGTAAGACCAAGAGTTTGTTGATCATACCAGTCAACAGCAGTTGCTGGGGTGTGTGAACTAATACCTGAGGACCCAGTTGTGTGAACACCAGAGTTATTAATAAACTGAACATTATCTGAGGTATCGAATGCAGCAAAGTCAGAACCCTGCTTATAGTCGATTGCGGTCTCCGTTCCTGCAGAGGAAACTCTAGATACGATCTTAACGTCTAGTGTGCTTGCTCCGTTGACAGAATCGGTTGTGATACCAGTGATGATACCCTTAAGGGAACCAGTGAACGCTTCGGTGGTTCCTGTTCCAGGAATTACAACGTTAGTTAAGCGGCAAGTAATTCCAAATCCAATTTCTGCACCAGTGGCAAGAACGTTGGTAGTTGTGATACCAATGATTTGATCTGCAAAATCGTCAATTTGACAGACTTTCAGTTTGTTGCCCCATGAACCAGGGTTCTTAGCAGCATACGTGAAAGATGCATCAGTAGTGTGATTGTTCTGATAGTCCTCGTAATTAAGAACTTGCAGGTCTGTTGTTGATGCGATACCAACACCTGCGTTAGCATTGTTCAAATCATCATCAGTTGCTCTGACGACTTTAAGAACTCCTCCATATGAAAGGAAAGATGATGCACTCATCCAATACTCATATTGTGCATCAGTAGAAAGTGGTTTACCAAAAACGTTAATTAAGTCCGTCTCGTTGGTAATCAGAATTGGTTCGTTAACTGGTCCAATTGGGAAAGGTCCTGCAATTGCACCAATGTTATCCAGAACATTATCTGCTCTTCCTACTGTTAAGTCAACCTCCCTAACAAGTACTCCAGGAGATAGTTGTGGAGTCGCCATGTTTTTCTCCGTGATCTCGATTTATCTAAGAATTATTTAGAATTATGAGCACTTTCAGGGGGGAAACATGACGTGAACTACCAATCTGGGTACTCCCATCTCTCATCTACCTTCTTTTTTGATCGTATTCTCTTGATAGTGCATTCTTTACACTCATATGAGAATGAAGATGCTACTGGTCCTCTATCTTTTCTTGTTCTATAAAATCCATCTACTAAATTTTTTGTCTCTCCACATACCCTACACTTTCTATCTGTAAGCAGTAAGTGTCCTAACTTAATCTGCTTATCAAATTCCATTAGTGATATTCCCACATGAAGGATCGATCACCATATTCATCTGCTTTGAACCATCTATCTCCATCATCATCTACAAAACTATTATCATCTAAACCATCAGACATGAATCCAAATGGAGCCATGTCCTGCTCAATTTGATTCTTCTGCTCCTCATACAATCTCTTTCTTACGTCCTGGTCAGTTAGTTCTTTGAAATAATCTTGTTGAACCAACCAGGCATATATGACTAGACACATTGCAAGGTCATCATTACAACCCTCTTCTGCCTCAAATGAATTACTCTTAGAAATAAACGTGGTCAGTTCTGAGATAATCTCATAGTCATTAAAGAGTAGTTTATCTGCCTCAATCATTGCCTTGAGATTGAGTGCTCCAACCTTTTTGACAGTCTTACTCATCTTGACACCAAGTTGTGTCTTCTTACCAGAGAATCCCTGTCCTACAATCTGACCTGCTCTACCACGCATTGAGCACATCAGTAAATTTTGATATTCGAGGTCATACTGAATAATACTTGCCACCTGGTCTCCAATATCATTCACCTCACATAAGATGAATGCATTATTATATTTCTTTGCTATCTCGAAAATAATATTAGGGAACAACATTGGTTTAATATCGTTGTTCCTATATTTCCCAACCACCTTATGTGGGAATTGTGTAATATCAACCACGACAAATGCAGAATAGTCTTCTCCAACTCCTCTTGCAACGTCAACAGTTATAACATAGTCATGATCT